GTTTTGGACTTTTTCCTCAGCAACGTAACAGCATAATCAAAGGATTCGCGAGGGTACGACGGGTAACCAAACAGCTCTAGGCTCGTCTCTTCCGGGGAATCCTTAATTTCTGGGAACATCTCTTGAATCTTGGTGAAGTCTGAATCTATGTGGAAAGCGTTTGTAACCAAGTCTCTAGATCGGGTCAGAGACTGAGGATACCATTTGTTTATCAGAACATTAAGAGATGCATTTTTAGTGTTTAAAGGGGCAGTTTGAAGAACCACATTCTGTTGGTACGATCTGCTTCGAAAAGGGCTAGAACAGAGCCTTCCTGCGGGGTCACGGACAAGAAGTGTAGTTGCTAACGTGTGGGAGAGCGTAACAAGGGCACCATCGCAGAATAGAATGCGCTCTAATCTAACTCGTGAAATTCTGTAGTCTTTATCCTCTTTGAGAAAGTCAGAGACGCAGGTCACAAATTCTTTCAGGTCAAGAGGTTCAGTTTCGGAGTACCTTCGAGTTTTCCCTATATAACATACATTGGAAGATGACATCTTAACCATTCGGATCAGGTTAGAAATATCATTTTCATATGAAAAAGCTACTTTGGATTGGTGGGAATATACTCTGTTCATAAGCTTAGTCAAAAGGTCTTCTTTGTTATTCGGATCTACAAAAGCAATCCAAGGATCCTTTTCCAGTTTCGCTTTAACTTCTTCTCGAGATTCGCATCCTATTTCTTTTATGTTATGGATTAATGTGTCGATCCGGGAGTTGAGACGGACTAAAAAATTGACAGAGATACTAGAGAACTCGGGCTCGTCTACTTCATGGTTGTCTAGGTCTAACTCACAAGAGTTGATACGGCATAAAGCACTAATGTATCGCTCTTCAACGTCAGGCCTCAATATCCTTATAGACTGAACAGACTTCACCCCTACAAACATTTCTAAAGTAGTAAAGAATGGATTGCCACCGAGTTCTATAGGCAACAATGTACGGACAATATCGGTCTTTGCAAATCTTTTATCCAAGTTGTATATATTCTCAAGGGACTTGTACCCTGTAATCTGGAAAAGCAAAGCATTAGCTTCGGGTAGTCCTTTATAAGCTAGTGCCTGAACACCATTCATCATTGACAAGACATCAGATTCATAACTTATAGCTTTTGCTGCTGAGCTCAGAGATTTGTAGTCAATAAAGCTACGAGGGACAAAAACTCCGTCGATAAGGTAGTGGGAATTGAACTCTGAGTCCTCCAAAGATTTCATGGTTTTTTTGTCACTTTCTTTACAATTGGTGAGAAGTCCTGTAACATTGTTGATGATACATATCCTGGTCACAGTCAACGCTGCTTCCAATTTGCGAGCGAGAGCGTCACGATCGGTGGTCTTTATTAACATTGCCGTGTGCTTGTCGTCTGAACTAACCATGTGTGCCATCTTCACATCCGATTTGACGGTTTCACAGGTTTCTATTAAGTAATCCACCAATGCGACCCGTCCGCAAGCCACAGACGTAGAACACAAGTTGCATATCCCCTGCATCATGCCTATTAGGAGTTGGAAAGATGTCTTCCCGGTTCTTTTGAATTCCATGATTACATCGTATAAGGCTTTGTTAGACCTGAATTTCTCAGGATCGAATTCTCTAGTCCAGAATATTAACAGTTCCTTGGGGACTTCGATTATTTTGGAACTCATCCTGAAAACTCCCATAAGGAAATAACGGAAAAATGGCTCGTTTTCCCCTGTAAAAAAACACCTAAGAAGAATCAAGAAAGACAACAAATTATGAGAGGGACCCCAGCGAGTATGGTCGCAGTTGTCAAACATAGCAAACCACCTTTCGTGGTCATCCTTTTTGAAGCTCTCTCTCTGTTCAGTGCGGAACCGTTTTACTGTGTCTCCTTGGATTTTGGCTTTCCTTGATGCCTTAGTGATCATTTCTTCCTCGAAGTACTTACAAATAGACTCAGTCATGCGTTCTAGGAAGTAACTTGACACACGTGTGAAAAAATCCTGGATAGCTATCTCCCTACCACCTCCATCTTGCGGCTTGGGGAAAAGAGTAAAAAAAGCAGATGTGAACTTGGACATTACCATCTTATAAAGAGTGCATATGCGCACGTTTTCGCAAGTTTTGATATATTTGTAGCCAGCTTCTATAGCTTTTCCCTTGCCTGACATCTCTATATCAGCACTCGATAGGGGATCACCAATCCAATCATACATCTTCATCCTACCCATTTTAAGTTTTAACTGGAGACTTTGTTCAGTAGCAGCTTTTTTCTCGGCTCGGTTTACTGTAGTACGCTTCTTACCCTGGGACTCTAACCGTTTCTTGTTAAACAGTTTCCTTCTCTCCTCTTTCTCTGCCGGGCTCACTATGTGTGCTGTATGCTTTGGGTCTGTGACCATGGCTTTATTGGTTGCGAAAGTCAGTATGCTATTGATGGTCATTTTGTGGTCTAAATTCGACGGTATGTCAATGGTATTAGCGACTCTGGATTTCATTAACTTCCCGCAGACGTC